GGCTATGTCATCCGCGAGGATAATGTGGCGGCGCATTCCTGGGGTGTGGTGATGTGGATCCTCATGCTGCATCCCAATCCTTCTACATCCCTGCTGCGGGCGGCGGCAACGCACGACGTTCCCGAATTCCTGACTGGCGACATGCCCCGCTGGGCCAAGCAGGAAAATCCAAAGCTGAAGCAAGAGCTTGATCTCGCCGAGGCTGCGATATCTAAGGAATGGGGATTCATAACCGAGGAGAATCTTACGCTGGACGACCGGCAATGGCTGAAGGCGGCTGATCTTTTCGATGCGTGGATGTTCATTCGCCAGAACCTGCTGGCGGGGAACCTGCACTTGAAGGACTCGTACTGGAAGGCTTTGCATGAGTTCGATAACATAAGCGTGCCCGAGGAGATCGAAAGAGTCTATCAGTATATCCACAATCAAACAGCGGGAGTCAAGACATGACCGACACGAAGCGCGCCAATACTTATCAGGTTGGCGGGGATCACTATTCCCAGGCTGGGAACTATCAGCATTGGGATCTCGTCGAGTCCTACAACATCGGGTATCTGGAAGCATTGGCGACCAAGTATCTGGTGCGTTGGGACAAGAAGGGGATCCCGGTCCAGGACCTGCAGAAGGCTCTGCACACCGTGGACAAGCTCCTTGAAGAGATAGCGATGAACGAAAGGGAGAACCGAGCGGTTCCGATCCCGGATGCCAGCACGGTTGGACTTTTCTGCTCGGCGAACAAGATCCCGAATCCGTCGGTATGCAGAGCCATCGAATTGCTGTATCGTTGGCAGGCAAGCGACGATGTTCGAGAAGCGCGCGGCCTCATAGCCGAGCTCTTGGATGAGCAGCCGTCGCAGCGCCTGCTGAGGGAATACGACAGCGGGGGAAGGAAGGTCCGGACGGATGGTCAAGAACATCCATTCGGATTCGATGCAACGGAAGAAGGGGTAAGTGATGACGACAAAGACAAAGCCGCCAGCGGTGCCGATCAAAAGGTATGGGAGGCTCCCGGGGCGTCTGGCTCTGAAGACCGAAAGGATCCAGAGCCTTCGAGCGGACAAGATTCCAGTAGCTCAAATAGCGGAACAGATGGGAGTGTCTAGGCAGGCCATCTACGCTCACATTTGGAAAAGCGAGCCGAAATGAACTTTCTACGATCGCCAGCGTTCCCACAGCAGGACGAAGTCTACGAGCGGATGATCTACAAGAAATACTTCGCTTTGTACTCCGATCTGGGCACGGGCAAGTCCTACATGCTGCTGCGCGAGTTCCTGGTCATGTGGATGACTGGCGTCGTAGACGGCTTGCTGATCATAGGGCCGGTGGATGCACACCGGCAATGGATAGAGCGGGAACTGCCCGCCACATCCGATCAGGAGTGCGTGACGGCAAGCTGGCCCGAAGAGCCGCCGATGGAAAGGACCTCGCTGCCACGTATCTTCACCATCTATCCCGAGGCGTTCCGGCGCAAGCAGATACCGCCCCCGCGCGCACCGGGCGAAAGCGTCGCCAATCTCAAGGCCCGCCGGAAGCTCTGGCGAGCCAAGCAACGCAATGCTCTGAAGAAGCTCGAGAAGTTCTTGCAGAGCGGGCGCATCGGCTGCATCGTAGATGAAAGCCAGATGATGATGCATGTGAAGTCCAACACGGCGAAGACGCTGCGGTCGCTCAGGGATCACGCTGTCTACCGCCGCATCGCGTCCGGGTATCCCGCTCCCGGCGGGCGCTTGGAGCTCTACTATCCGCAGTACACATGGCTCTCGCCCAACATCTTGAAGTGCGGAACCTTCAGCGACTTCAAGATCCGCTACTGTGAGACCGGCGGCTTCAAGGGCAAGTCCATCGAAGGCTACATCAACGAGGACGACTTCAAAGAACGGATCGCTCCATATACCTACACGGTGGAAATCGAAGACTGCATGAAGATGCCAGAGCGGACATGGCTGGAATTCGATGTCGAGCTAACGCCGCAGCAGGCGAAGATCATCAAGCAGATCCGAGACGAGTTCATGGTCGAGCTTAAAAAGAAGACGTTGTTCATGCCCATGGTGCTGCAACGCCTGACCCGAATCCAACAAGCCGCCTGTGGATTCCTGCCCTACGAATTGGACGAGGATGCGGAAGGCAATCCCGAGATTCGCTTGGAGTGGATACCCGAATTGCGGACCAAGGCGCTGGAGAACGTTCTCGAGCGCACGCGCGGCAAGGTGATTGTCTGGAGCCGCTTCTCGCCCTGCACGGAACGGTTGGTGAAGCACTTCAACAATCCGAAGATGATCAAGCGGTTCGGCGGCTACGCCTTGAAGTACAGAGGGGGAATGACCCGCGAGGAACGGGCCGACAGCAAGGAACGATTTATCAAGGACCCGAAGGCCAAGATCATCTTCGCCCAGCCCAAGAGTGCAGGCACCGGGACAGACGGCTTTCAGCACGCCTGCCGGTTCATGTATTACTGGAACAACTCGTATGACTCTCAGCATCGGCGGCAGACAGAGCGAAGAGTCTGGCGCTTGGGCCAGTCCAAGGCCGTGGTCTATGGCGACTTCATCGCGCAGGGAACCTACGATTCTCGTATCCGCACTGTCTTGATGCAGGGACAGAGAATGGCGGACAATCTGCATCGGGAACTGGCAGCGTGGAAGCAGGAGGAATGAACATGGAGAAATACGTGATCGTGATCGTGACCAGCCGGGACGGGGCAGTCCTGGGTTCGTTCAAGGCAGAGATGCAGGAGTTGGATACCGATCCGGATGTCTACAGGGAAATCGAGGATCTTGTAGAGTTCCATTTCGACATTGAGGCTATTCCAAAGACCTGAGAACTTCGCGAATCTGTAAAAATCATTTAGCTATCCGCCCCGCCCTGCGGTATGTATCGGGGCGGGTGGCGCTTCGCCATCCGCAAACCGCCCGGTGAGGGCAAGGAGGCTGATATGGCAAAGTTGAGTGTTGTGAAGGGCAGCAAGACCGCAACGTCGGTCATCGGCAACCGGATTTACGCCTTCGCGCGTGAGACCAAGGGCTGCTGGGTCTATGCGTGGGCGGACGCCCCCGATGAAACGCCCGACTGGGCGAAGAAGTGGTACATCCTCAAGGCCGACTACCCCGTCAAGCCCGGCGATCTTCTCGACATCACGATGGCCGTCTAACGGGCGGCTGGTGACGGTGAGAGCGCCTGCGGGCGCTCGATCCGCCAGCAGCCGCTGGAAACGCCCGGTGAGGGCAGGAGGTAGCATGTTCATCGTATCAGTCAGCTATAAGAGCCTAGGGCCGCGTGGATATACCACGACGGACCCGTGGCTCGCATGGCAGTGGTTCTTCAGTGCCATAAAGGACGGAGATTCGGCGTGCGTCCAAAAGGTCGTCCCGGCCGCTGGCACGCCGGGAGAGTTCGACGAGGACCTGTTGACCAGCAGGGTCTGGTGGCATCAGGGCAAGATGCATGTTGGCAGCAGGCGCGGAGCATAGGAGAAAGCAATGACAAAGGAAGAGATCGCCGCAGGCGTCAAGGCCGTGAAGGAACACGCCTTGCGGCGCTACAACAAGAGGCACATCAGGTGGGATTACATCGTGGAGTGCTGGACCGATGACGAGATTGCCGAGGAGATCGGCAAGCACGCCACGATGAGGAAAGCCTTCCAGTTGTTCCGCTGGCGGGCGCGCATGTATCACGAACAGGAACTCAACGCCAGGGACTGGTGAGTTCTGACGGTGAGAGCGCCTGCGGGCGCTCGATCCGCCAGCACTTGCGCTGGAGGAGAAGAAACATGGACGCACAGACTTTCCGATCGATCTTGTGGCATGCCCGGACGGGCCTGATGAAAGCCGCCGCCGAAAAATCCCATCGGATTCGGATGTATGAACTGGGGATCACCACCGAGTTCCCTCAAACCGATATCCATCTGCAAGGGTCCAGCATCCGCACGATGGCCTACGCCGAGCGGATCGCCCGCGCCAAGAGGGAATACGAAAGCGATCTCGGATGGCTGGAACGGGATCGCACGGCGCTGAATGAACTCGAAATCATCATCGAGAAATTCAACGCCGCCGAAGACGAAGACTGGATGGCTGGAGTTCGCGATTACTTCCGAGCGCGTGACGACGGCAAGGGGCGCGATCCCATGCCGAAGAAGACCAAGAAGGTGTAAACTTCTGCTGGTCATCTACTGCCAGCGTGCTACCTTTGGCTGTCGGGCGTCGGGTCCGACGGCAATAGGAGGATGCAATGAAGGTTACGCAAAAGAGCCCGCTGACGGGCAAGCTGAACACAATGGACCTCGCGGTCACCGAGGCGCAGTTGGCTGAACTGGCGAGCCCCGGTCGGAGGATGATCCAGGACATCCTCCCGCAGCTCAACGATTCCGAACGCGAGTTTCTGATGACGGGCTACACGCCGGAAGACTGGGATAAGATGTTCCCGCCGGAC